CGATTTGTAATCGGTAGGTCACGGGTTCGATTCCTGTTGCCGGCACCATGTTTTTCATGCGGTTAGGTCGCACTCGGCACAACTCGGATCAGGGGCTGTGCCTTTTTTGTACCATTCACTTCCACATTCCCCGCGTACTGCGCGACGTGATCCGACGACAGATGCGCGTACCGCTGCACCATATCAAGCGACGCCCAGCCGCCCATCTGCTGCAGGACGAGCAGCGGGGTGCCAGCCTGGACGTGCCACGAGGCCCAGGTATGGCGTAGGCCGTGCCAGGTGAAGTCCTCGATGCCAGCACGAGCAAGAGCCTTGCGCCACGCCTTCGTGTTCGTCTGGGTGACGGGCTGCCCCTGGTAGGTGAACACGACGCGGGTATGCTTGCCGATCTGCCGACGCAGCACAGCAATGGCCTGATCGTTTAGGCTGACCGGGATCGGCTTGCGGGCCTTGGCCTGGTCCGGATGGATCCACGCGCACCGGCGCTGCATGTCAACCTGCGCCCACTCGAGGCCCGTCACGTTGCTCTGGCGCAGGCCGGTGAGCAGCGAGAACTCGGCCATGTCGGCTAGGTGCTGCGGAAGCTCCTGCAGCAGCCTTGCGGCCTCCTCCTGCGTGAGCCAGCGCAACCGCTGCGACTGCACCGGGTAGGGCTCAAAGGTGGGCACTACCTCCAGCCAGCCCCACTTGTGCGCCCGGCGCAGGATGGCGCGGATCAGCGCCAAGTAGTGATTGGCCGTGCTCGCCGACGCCTCCTTGCGCTTGCGCTCGAGAATGCCGCGCACCATCTCCGTGCTGATGTCTTCGAGCCTTTTGCCGGAAAGGTACGGCTGCAACCACTCCAGCTGCTGCATGTCGCCCTTGATGCTGGCCTTGTGCGCCTTCTCATCCAGCCAGCGCAGGGCTGCTTCATCCCAGGTGCGAGCCGGGGACTCTTTCAGCCGCGACTGCCGCCATGCCTCCGCTTTGAGCCGGTCGTGCAGCTCTTGGGCGGCTGCTTTCTCCGCTGTGCCAGTCGAGCGCCTAACTCGCTGGCCGCGCGGGTCGATGAAATCAACCCACCAAAACTTACCACGTTTGTAGAGCATTGGGTTTCTCCTTTGCCCGTCTGCCGGGGACGAGTTTGCAGCTCACGCAGGTAGGCGACAAGATCCTCTTCCAAGAACACCCACGACTTGCCGGGCTTGGCGGCGGGCACATCACCAGCCTTGGCGCGACGCTGGAGCGTGTCGGGGTGCAAGTGCAGGAAGGCGGCTGCTTGGTGGAGGTCAAGGGTTTTCATGCCAACAAATCCTGTTGCTTTGGACCAAGCAACGCTTCCGCGCATTTTGGGTTTATCCACACGCATTCGGTACGTGTTACCGTTCCACGATGTCCACTAATTCTTGCCTCCTTTGAAAAGCGCGGCCATCCTGCCAAAGCCTCGTTGTAAGTTTCTGTCATGTAACCAGACAGCACGACAAAGCCTTTCACTTGCCTAATCTTTTCCAAAAGCGCGAAATGTTGCGAGTCGTCCATCTCATGTCGATAGTATTTGCCCCCTGTTATGACGCGCGATTCAAACATGTACGGCGGATCCACGAAAAACAGTGTACCCGGCGCGTCATGACGGTTGATCACGTCCAGCGCATCACCGGACTCAATGATCACACCGCGTAGCCGTTCGCAAAAGGCGGGTATCGCTTCTGGAAATGAAGCCCAATACATAGCCGGGGTTACGCTCCGATCATCCGCTGAATAGGTGCGAAATCCGGTTCGCCCTTTCGTCGCCCCAGCGCTTCCAAATCCAGCAGCCGCACGAAATATGGTACGCCGGGCTTTCTCTACCGGATCAGAAGTATCCTCATAAGCGGTCATAAATTCGCTTCTTGCGCATGGCGTCAAAGCGCACAACGTTGCCAAATGGCTTGACTGTTCTGGATCGCGCAACACACGGAATACGTTTACCACCTCGTCGTCCAGGTCGTTGTACACTTCTGCCGGGCTGCGCGGCTTGCGCATCAGCACGCTCGCCGCGCCACCAAACGGTTCTACATACGTGTGGTGCTCGGGGAAGAAGGATATTACCCACTCCGCCAAGCGCCACTTGCCGCCGTGATAGCGCATCACCGGGCGAGAGGGATCCGGTTTATCTTGGGTTTTCAAAACAAGCTCCCCTGCCCTTTCCCCAGGCTTTCCGCATAGTTCCTGCGGGCACGCTGCGCCCACTCGAATACATCCCACCAGAAGGTGTTCCAGAGCGGCTCTCTCAGCTTCACGCGCAACTGGTGGTGGTAGACGCGGGCTATGTGGGCGTATTGCTCTGGCGTGGTTTGGGTTTGCATTCCGGGCATGTCACACCTCCGGTGGTGCCAAAGGGCCAATATACAAACCATCGCGCACTTCAAGGTGAGGGAAAACGTAGATAACCGTCCACGCAGTGCCGCCTCTGCGCTGAAACCAGTATGCGCCGTCTTTTGTCACCTGCTCCGGTTCCAGCACCTTGTGTGGCGCTTTCAGGCGCTCGATCTCGGCGCGTAGGCGTTCAATCTCGGTTTCCAGTGCGGCGTATTCCTCATACCGCACAAAATCGCCGTCATCACATTCACCGAGCATCACATCCGTGGATCGGAAATCATAGCGTTGCAGTTTCATTCCTCGCCCTCCTTGCCCACCACTTGAACCAGTTCAAAATCGTGATAAATATGCACCCCTGTCCACTCGTTCAGATCAACATGTACCCTGCCATCGCGGAGGGATCGAACATCGCAAACACGCTCTCGTCTATGGTTTCCCGTAATGATGACATGGCCTTCTCTCAAATCAGACGCATAAACATAGTGTGCTACACCCATCACTTGTTCCCCACTCGCACAGTGATATTCAAGAAAAGATAGGAACGCCATTCCTGGCCCCCATAGGCACTCGCTCAAAGGGCGGTGGTCGGTTGATACATAAACATCGTTGCAGTTTCTCATTCCCCGTCCTCCGCAAGTTCGGCGTGGTCCCAAACAACAAATCCAAATTGATTATACGCTGTCCAAGATGTGCGCCCATCACGCCAACACATGGGCCGTCCGTCCACATGTACCCCGGCAAAATATCCCTTATGTTTTTTGGATGAGCCTTCGTCCCAAAACCACGCCTTCGCATCTATCGGCCAATCATGGTACGGCCTGACTTCTTCGATCACTAGCACGCCGCTGTATATACAGCATAGTGTTTCTGGGTTTACGTTAAAAACCGAGTATTCAGTTACTCCGACTATTACCGGCCTGTTGCTACTATAAATAAAAAATCCTGTTATCTCTACCGGCTGCCGCCCATCCACCATGCGCCACTTTTTCTTTCGCATCTCATTAAACTTCTGTTGCAGTTCGTCGATGTTCATAAATCCTCCTCCCACGCATACCCAGCCAGCGTCAAAGCCGGCGTCGTCCTCGGCTCGTACCGAAACGGCAACCGCTCCCCTCGGTATTCTCCGCGCTCTCTGGGCGATTCCTTGGGGCCGCCGTACTGCGGCGGGTAATACCGGGCGTAGCCGCCCTTGCGACCGTCAGCAAGCACCGTGTGACGCTTATCCGACGCCAGACGCCCAGCCTTCACGAGATCGCGGCAGCGGATCGTGACGCTGCGCTGTGGGGCTTGAAAGGCCAAGGATATGTCGTAGGACGTGCAGCCTTGGTGCGCGCGGATGTAGTCCAGAATCTGGTCGTCAGGCATGGTCGCCCTCCTTCACAAAAACGCCGTCAACCATGCAACCCTTGCGGTCTTTGATCTGTTCCCAGGCCACGTCCTGGCACGCCTCTATACTTGCCCCGAGTTGCGCGGCAAGTATCGTCAGCACGACGGTCATGTCGCCGATGGCGTCCATTGCTTCGTCGGTTTTTCCGCGCGCAATGGCGGCGCATAGCTCGCCATACTCTTCCCCTAACTTGATGGTCTGGTTCTTGGGGTCGCTTCCGTGGATCAGGTTGCGGGCCGCAGCCCACCGCACGACGCGCTCGTTGCGCTCGTTGGCGGCTGCGAGCAGGTCGGTGAGGCGGTCCCACTCGGCGTGGAGGTGCTGGATTTGTTCGTCGGGGGTCATTCTGTAATGCTCTTTATGTTGGGTCGGATCAAATCGGCAATGGCCGCAACTTCGCGGTTAACGTCGGATATCTGCACTTTGGTCAGGTGCGCGCATTTGGGGTCGAACGCCTTGAAAGCCCTGGCGAGAAGGTCTTGTTCCTGCGCCCTGCCGCTGCTCGCGGTAAGACGCCCGTCCAAGGCGGCAGAGGCCAATGCAATGGCTATGCGCGGCAGTGATTGCGTTTCCATGTGGATCAAGTCTCGGTAGACTTGAAAGGCGTGTTCACCATTGCCGATCAAGTCGTGGATACAGGCGGACAAGCGAAAAGGGTTGGAAGAAAAGATACGCTTCCTGGTGCCGCACGTTTGCAGAAGACGCTCGTGGGACTCTTTCAACAAATCCACCATGAACTCAACGTGGAAGTCCGCGGGCCGCTGAAAGCACACCCTGGCCGCCAGATTGGCGCACTCAGCCAGGCGCTTTTCTGTGCCGTGCGCATCTGCAAATGAGCGCATCTGGCCGCGATCAATTACTGCGAACACTTCACGCGGGATGTTCTCCCAGACGACGCATTCCTGGGGGATTCCAGTCTCGACGATGGCCCATAGCCGGTGTTGGCCGTTGAGCAAAACACCGTCCGGGTCAAAGCAAATCGCCTCTGGCGTGAGCAGCCATTTGCCGTGCTCCATGATGATGGCGTAGCGCTTCGCTGCTCCTGGGCGAAAGCGCCGATTGATGCTGTTCTTCTGCATCATGACTTGCGCTTCCCTGGGCGTGATCCGACGTATGGACACGCGCCATCCGTTGGGAAAGGTAAACTCGTTTATGCGTAGTCGTTCTGCCAGTTTCATGTTGCCTCCTTTGCGGAATAATCGCCCCACTCACGCCGGGGCCCAGCGGTCGCCTTACGCCCTGGGAGTCTCAGCGACGCGGCGACGGCCTCCGTTACGCACGGTGGGCTGGCGTCACCCGCTGCAATGCCGCCGCAGACGCTCTGTTCACCTCGTCGAACAGGTCCGGGAACTCGGCCTTGAGCCGCTGATACACCGGAAGCTCCGACACTTTCTTGAGCTCTTCCTTGGTGGTTGCCTCGCCGATCAGCGAGATCAGGTCGTCTCGGGCCAATTCGGGGTCGAAGTCGGGTATGGGTTCTACATCGACGCCCATGTCGTCGGTGGCGACAGGGGCGGCCTCTGGCCCATTAGCAACGTCCTGTACCGTTATCGGGTGCTGCTCGGGCGTGATGTCGATGATGTCGCGGGCTTCCTCTGCGGTCGTGAGGCCCATGGATAGCTCGGGCGCATACGCGCGCACCCACCAAGCACCGGCGCGGTACATGAGCATCTGCTGCGGCATGGTCTGCCACTTGCTGCCGTTCTTCTGATGCCAGCCCTCTTTTTTCGCCATGCCGATGCTGATCCAGGTGCCGTCCAGCCGCTCCTGCGTTTCCTTCTCAATGGCCCACGCGCGGCAGGCCCAGTCGTCGGTGCCTTCCTTGCCCTTGAACTCAAAGCGCAAAGCCGAGAACCGCCCGCAACTGTTGGCCGTGGCGATCAGGAACTGCGCCGACCAAGTGGGTCTCCCATGCACGATCACGAGGTTCTGCATGACCATGAGCGGGTCGGCGTTGAGGCGCTGGGCCATGTTGAGCGCCACGATGCAGTTGGGCAGGTTGCCTTGGTACTCCTTGGGGACCAGCGTGCTGCTGGATAGGGCCTTGGCAGCGCGCTGGGCCAACTCAAAGCCCTGCAGGGTGGTGAAACCCACAGTGACGGGCTCTTGGTGCTGCGCGGGTAGGGTGTTGCGTAATTCCTGGATGCTGACAGCCATGGTGTATCTCCTATGCGTGATAGGGACAGGTGGTAAACGCTGGGCAGTATTTGGCGCTGCACAGCAGGGACTTTGGGTTCGGCGGGAACAGGCCCGTCTGGAGCATCTGCGCGGCCATGGTGATCAGGCCGGGGTGTGTGTCATCGCCGATCAGGGGCGCTTTCACGTCCTCGATGACGCCGGTGCCAACTGCGGGCTTGCCCTTGGTCTTGAGGCCCACGATCTCGGCAGGCGCGTCCATAGGCATCTGCAGGGATTGCTCGGCCATGATCTGATAGATGCCGAGCTGGAGGTGGTGGCCCTTGGTCACGGCGCGGCCATCGGACCCGACGGCAGTGCTGCCCGTCTTGAGGTCGGTGATGCCGAGCTTGCCGTCCTCCTGGCGCACTCGGTCGGTTGTGCCGGTGATGGTGACGGTGCCGTACTCCGTCGCAATATCCAGCGCGTCGCATTGCACCTCGACGGCGGCATACCGGCGGTGCGCGCCGATGGTCTGACAGTAGCCAGCGGTCAGGGCGGCGGCGGTGTCGATGGCCTTGCCTTGCGGCAGGTCGTCGTCCCAAAGCACGTCTTGCTCGGGTTCCTTGGCGGTCTGCACCGCGGTCTCGACAGCGGCCTCAAGGTCGTGCGCCGCGTGGGCGTCGTAGACGGCGGTCCCCGCATGGACGGCGGTACCCAAGGCAGCAGCGCCGCTGGACGGTAGCCGCAGGCCTTGCACGTTCTTGGCGTACCAGCGGGCTGGGCAGTCGAACAAGTCCGCCCAGGACGAGGCGCGTATTATGGTCACGCTGCACCCCCACTCGGCGGCATAGGCCAGTCTTGGACTGTTTTCTTGCCGCGCGTGCGGAACGGAACGATCTGGGCGTTGCCTTGGGCTGGATGGGCAAGGCGGTCCAACTGCCTCTCCATCTCGCGCAGGGCGACGCTGGTGGGCAACTGGGTCAGGCGCAGGAGTTCGCTGGATGGGAGGCGCGTGATCATTTCTTCCGCGCCTCCATCATAGCGTCAGACATGAGATAGCAAAACTCAGCTATGCTCGGCATATGTTCTGGCTTTATCGTCTCGTCGCCAGGAATGCTCGCGAGATAGCCATTCAAAGCCTGTCCCGCAAAGTAGTCGCGCAGGTCCATTCCCCATTTGTCAGGGTTTCCCGGTTCTTCCGTTGGAAATGCTGGGACGTGATCTCTCATTTCTCACCCCCTTCCGCCAGCGCAATAACCCGGTCCATTTCACCTAGCCACGGGTCGTAGGTGTTGCAGTTGCAGGCTGCTATGATGCTGCTCAGGTTGCGCCGGCTGGTTTTCAGCAAGGCGAGCGTCTCGGGGGATGCGGCTATCAAAGCTGGCCTGTGGGCACGCCTTTGATCGGCCTGCTCTGGACCCTGAGGCAATAGGCATACCATATCTTTGGTATCAGCATCTTCCACGTACAACGCTTGTTTTATGATCGAGGATCGCACCACTTGCCATTTCTCGCTCATGACTTCCCCTCCGTGTGCTTGATGATCGCCGCCAGAGCCGGGCTGACAGACGTTGGCTTGACGTAGTGCTGGCTGGCGCAGGGCTCATAGTTCGGGGCTACCCATTCCACGTGGAAGGCTGCGGGCAGGTGCGCCGGGTAGGGCTTGCAGTAACCATCCCGGATGATGGCGACGGGCAGCTTGCCAGGATAGGTCTCCTGAACCGTTGGGATTTCGGCCGAGGCCACCCACTCAGATATCTGGCGCAGGCCCGACTTGGATTGGTGGTGCTCGCCGGAGTCAAAGCCCAACCAGGCAGCACCAATCATCGTGCCAACGGTTGCGGTGAAGATCATTGCGTTTCTCAAGGCCCTGCCTTGGCGCTGCAACTTCGTTATCTCTTCGTGCATGGCATCCCCCAAACTTTGGGCGCTCTGGCCCGTTCTTCCAGTTCCTGGCTGATGACGATTTCCATCAGCATGCTGATCTCCTCCCGGGTCTCGGGATCCTCCGTGGCCGCACGGGCACCGTGCAGTCACATCCAGCGGTGCTCTTGCTGCCAGATGTAGGCGATGGATTGCTCTAAGTCGGGTCTCATTGGCGACCATCCACGGCCTTGACGGCGGCCTGTTCGGTGACCTTTTCTAGAGTGCAGGTCAGCTCAATGAAGGCGTCCAGGATCCCGCGCTCGCGCTCGGCGTCTGTACGACGCTCGATGGCGTAGTATTCGTTTGCCATCTCGACGACCGCGTCTATGAGCTTGTCGTAGGTGGTGTCGTCAGTGGCGCAGGCGTCTTTCAGGATTTCGGTCAGCGTGCGGCGGTCTGCAAGCGCATGTTCTGTGAAGCCCTCGATGGCAAACTCGCGGGCCGCCATGCGGTCTTCGTAGTCTTCGGCGATGCGAAGCAACTGCTCGCCGGTTGCAAACTGCGGATAGTAGTTCATGATCGTTCTCCCAAGGTGCCGCTCCGGGGCGGGCGGCTTCGATGTAAGCAACCTTACAACATCGAGGGCCGACATGCAAGCATGCTTACACCAGAGGTTCCCAAAATGTTTTTATGCCTTGTCTAGGCTTTGCTTATGGGATGCCGTGGAGGTCTGTGGCGGGGGTCTGTAGCGGGGGTGGATTTGTGCTAATCTCCCCAAAGGGCAGGCAACATTCAGGAGGGTGAAGTGAAGCGGAAAGCTGCGATTTCTTTGACGCTGCGCGGAGCAGGAACGGTCTTGTGCCTAGAACCAGAACGGGCGCACCATAGGCGCTATCGAGTTTACCGCGAGCCATCGTCCATCGAGAGCGCGTTAGCTTCCGATTGGAAAAACGTGGGCGAGTCCTTGCGTGTAGCTATGGAAAAGTATCAAGAAGCTCATGCCGGGTGAGGACAACTCTAGGGGTTCCCCTTCGGCTCCAAAACCTTCTCCAGTTGGCCCCTTCCCTCCGGGCGGCGCGCCGTTTGCCATCTTGCAACAGAGTCACGCGGGACCGCTGCCTCCTGCTGAACAGTTCATCAGATACCCACCCGCAGCCCAGACCGTCATTTTGCAGATGGCTCAAGAAGAACAGCAACGAAGGAATAATCGCCTGGACAAAGGCCAGAATGCAGAGATTCGAGACATGGAATCTGAGAGATCCCAAAAGGCCACGGGGCAACTTTACGGTCTGATCATAGCGCTGGCTGGCCTGGTCTGAGCCACAGTGCTTGGGCTGGGCGGTTACGAGGTAGCTTCTTCGGTGATTGGGGGCGCTGACTTGGTAGCGCTCGTCGCTGTATTTGTCACGGGGCGCGCCATGCCATTGCGAAAAGGCGACGAGGAAGTCTCTCAGAAATAAGCTGACATGCACAGGCAACAAAAAACCGGCGCGAGGCCGGTTCTGTGGATCTGGTGTGCGGGTTAGTGCTTGGGCACCGTGTTCAGGATCGTAAAGATACTGCCAAGGGCTCCAAGCGCTCCCGCAATGGCTACCGCCAGAGTCACTTGTACCCAAGACTTGGAGGCGAGATGTGGTAGCTGGCTTTCCACGGCAACCAGCCTTTTGTCAATGTCTGTCAACTTGTCGGCAATCTGGTCAACCTTCGTTTCAATCCTGGCGATGGCAGCGTTCTGCTGGGCCATCTGCCGATTGAAGTTGTCGTTTTGCTGCTCAATCAGCTTGGTCAAGCCTTCGATGTCCATTTCGGTCAACCCTTCGGAGAAAAGCATCAAATCTGATGGCGTATATCTTGAGAGAATATCCTCAAGGAGGGTCTGCGCATCCCACCCGTAAGATACTAACTGCGAGCCTTGGGGTGTGTCTACACTGCTGAAGGCGCTCTGAATCTTGACATCAGCCTCCGTCGAGATGCCATATTGCCTTAACAGCGATGGGAGAGCCGCCGGCAAGGGCTTGGGCTCATTCGGTTTTTGTTGTGTTCTCATTTTGCTTTTGCGCCTCGCGCAGCGCGTTCATCTGAGCGTTCAAAGCCGCCAACTGGCCCTGAATAGCTGCTTGCACTTGTTGCACAAAGTTCGCCGCGGTGGGCAAAGACATGACAATACCAGTCTCTCCGACAATGACGTTTCCGCTCTCTGTCGGCAGTATGCGTCCCAACTCCGCAAAGATCTCGCCTCCAGAGGCATAGATCTTGAACGCATTGGCGTAATAAAACCGCTCGGGGGGCGTCGACTTCATCTGCTGAGTGGGCGGCTTCTTCTGGTCTGGATCGGTCATGCGCGTCTCCTGGGTGTTACTTGATAGGCTTGATCAGCATGTTGGTGCTCTCCACTACGCGGCCCAGAACATCGACGTGCTCAAGGTCTTGCGCTGGGACCACGACATCCGGCTCCGAGGGGTTGAACGATCTCAAGATCAGACCGCCGTCGTAGCGCCTGAACAGGAACTTGACCGAAATCTGGTCCCCATACCGCAAAAGGTAGGTGCCCCCATCGTTGACTTGGGTGTAGCCCATTTCAACGGTGATCCAGCTTCCATCGCTGATGAACGGATCCATGCTCGTCCCGCGCACACGGTAGCGGACCAGCTTTTCTGGCTTGAGCCCGTAGCGTTGAATCCAGTCCAGGGAGTAGCGGAAGCGCCGTTCTTCCTGCACCTGTTCGGTGTGGATGCGATTGCCCGCGCCCACGCGGACGTTCACGGCAGGAATCTCGACTTCACCGTCGGCCAGCGGATCTTCGGCATGGTATAGCCCTATCGGAACCGGGCCGGATAGCGCCAAGGGCTCGACGACGCGGGCGGTGGCCGCTACGCGCCGCGTTTTTCCCTCGATCAGCCAATCTGGATCCACGCCCATCACCTTGGCAGCGCGGAGCAAATTGGTTGCAGAAGGGCTTTTGGTTGTTCCGGATATCCACTGACTAACGGCTTGGGGACGTATACGTATGGCCCTGGCTAGCTCGGAGGCGGTCATGCCACTTTCTTTCAGGGCGTGCTCTAGCCTTTCGGCAATGGTCTGCATGGTGTCCTCGGCGCGATGCGATGTAAGAAAACTTACAGGCAATTCGCTAAAGCATGCTTGATTTTGGCTTGTAAACATGCTTACAATCTCCGCATGACGAAAGATGAAGCCATCAAACTGTTCGGAACTGGTTCGGCCCTCGCCCGAGCAATCGGTGTGAGCCCGCAGGCGATATACCAGTGGCCGCCCGTTTTGACTCGCGCGCTTGAGGATCGAGTGCTTGCCGCTATCGCGCGCTCAGAGGCAATCGGTCGCGAGAGTATTGCCGCCATCAATGCGGACCGAGGTGCAGCGTGACCCGCGCCGACCTCCGCCCGGACATATTCGGGCCGGTTGAGCCGGATAGGGGGGCGGCGTGAAGGTTTCCCTTTTGCGGTTCTCAATAGAGGCCGCCTCGGAGGAAGCCGTTGATGCCTTGGTTTTAGCTTTTCAACAGTCCGGCCTTTCGCAGCGCATCCTCGATGAACTCCTTCGCGGCCTTGTCGTGAATCTTCTTGACATCCGCCTCGGTGAACACGCGCCCACAACTGGCGCATGTTGCCCCAACATAGTTTTTCGCCTCCGGGTCCAAAAGGATCTCTTGCCCTCCGCAATACGGGCATTTGCCTCTGATTTCTGTAGTCATGGAGCTCTCCAATGATTGCCGACCGTAGGAAGTCGCAGTCTACCATGGGGGGTTCCTCCTATTCCGATGGGCTCACGCCATGAGCCTACTGTCGCACTCCCCGATCGAAAGGGCACGCAAGTCACACGCGCGCATCTTGCAGTCCGTGCAAGAGCCTGGGAGTCAGGTCGCCATCGCGAAAACCCTTGGCACGAGTGAGTCCACCGTCAGTCGGATCAAAAACCAGATGCTGGAGGACGTGCTTGCCTTCCTCTACTGCGCCGGCTGGAAAGTCGTGCAATCGGATCGGGTCTGCGTTGACCCAGGCGCACTGGACTTCATGCGGCGCACCACATCTCGGGTGATGTCGCAGTCGGAGCTTGCGGCCAAACTGTGGGAGGAAGACGAGTGAGCCGGCGCGGATCAACGCTCTCTACGCGCACCCCATCGTCTTCCCAGGCCGCAGCCCAGCGCGTAGCCGAAGAACTGGAGGCCAATCGGGCCATCGCCAAGGCAGCGGGCTCGGCCACCATCGAAGACTACCTGGAGCGCAAGCGGCAGGAGTTTCTGGCGCGTGGGAGGTCCACCGTATGAACGGTTTCCTTTTTCTCACGGCGGAAGAGATGGAATCTCTTGAGGGTCTCCCATACTTCGTCTTCTGCCTCTACATTGCGCTCAAGCGTCACGTCGACTACGCAACCGGCATCGTAGGGCAGCGCAAGCGCATTTCCTGGAGCTTGCTCTCCCAAGAATTGTTCGTCGAGCAGCACCAGGGGTTCGAGGATTCCGGCAGTCCTTCCAGGTTCCGAGTAACCCGCGCAATGGAGTGGCTCAAAAAACGGGGGCTTGTGGAGGATATCGGCAGCAAGCGGCTGGGAGAGCCCATTGTTTTCAAACTGCTTTTGTCGCAAGCGCCTTCGTCTGTCCAAAATAAACCCGCACAGAACCCGCACAGAACCCGCACAGGGTATCCCGCACAGGAAGATTCAGCGGATTTCGTCAAAGATACCGATAGTTGCGAGACGGATGACAAAAAACCCGCGCTGAACCCGCACAGGCAAAAACCGAAAAACCCGCACGATATCAATAGTCAATTATCAGTATTACCTACAGATATAAACAACCTACCTATAGAACCCCCTGTAGTAACAATACATACGTCAAAATCGGCTTCGCCTTCGGCTCCGCCCCCTGCTCTGGCCGAGCAGGTGCGTGTGGTTTTTGCCCATTGGCAGAAGGTCATGGGTTCCCCCACGTCCCGACTGGACCGAACCAGGAAGACGCGCATCGAGTGGGCACTGAAAACCTACGACCTGGAGTCGTGCATCGCCGCCATTGACGGCTGCGCCCTGTCCGAGTGGCACATGGGCAAGAACGAGCGCGGGCAGAAGTACAACGACATCACGCTGATATTCCGCAACGCCGAGAAGTTTGAGCGGTTTCTGGCTAACCGACAGCAACCGAAACCCAAGAGCAACGCCACGACAGAGACGTTGCAACGCTGGATGGGCAACGAGCCCATCGAGGGCGTGATCATCCACCACGCAGCAGGAGGAAGCTGACATGCAGGCGAACGAGCGCGGAAAATTAGCGGATCTGATCCGCACCATCTGCAAACCCTACCGCATCGAGCTGGACGACTCCGATATCGGCATCTGGTGGATCGTTCTGCAGGAGTTCCCGTTCGAGGCCGTGGAGTCGGCAGCCATCGAGCACCTGAAAACCGGCAAGTTTGCTCCGAAGCCTGCCGATCTGTACACGCGGATCATGGACGGACTAAAGGGGCTCTGGTTTTCCCCCGATGCGGCCTGGGCGCACGCTCTCAAGGCGGCGGACGAAAACGAAACCGTCATCTGGACGACAGAGGCAGCATTGGCCTTCGAGTCCGCGCGCACGATCCTGCTCCGTGGCGACGAAGTGGGCGCCAGGCGCGCTTTCTGCCAGGAGTACGAGCGCCGGGTCAAACAGGCCATTGAAGAACGCAGATCGCCGAAGTTCGTGGTCTCACTGGGCCACGACCGCCAGCGGCGAATCGCGGCCATCGGCCGAGCCAAGGCACAAGGCTATCTACCGGCAGAGCGAGCCGATCCGCTCCTCGCCGAGTTGGACGCCGAGCGCTCGGAAGTGGCTTCTGTGGCCTCCGCCATGCTCACCGGCAAGGTGATCCCAATGCCATCGGAGAACGCAAAGAAGCTGGCCGAGTTCATGCGCGAGGCGCTGGAAAAGGCCGAAGCGCAGCAGCGCGCCGACATGGAGGCGAAGGCGGCAGAGCGCGAGCGTAAGCGGCAAGCGCAGGAAGAGCGACGCCAGATGCTGATCCGTCAGGCCGAGGCTTTGGCGAGGAACGCTCAGGAAGCCCAGGAAAAGGCGCAGGAACATGACGCCGCTGTTTGACCTGACCTTCCCCTGGCCGCCATCCGCGCTGTCGCCCAACCAGCGCCAGCACTGGGCGCAGCTTGCCAAGGCGAAAAAGTCCTACCGGGAGCAGTGCTGGGCGCTTGCGAAGCATCAGGGAGCGCACCAGATCATCGCGGAGCGCTTGGACATTGGCCTGGAGTTCGTGCCCCCGAGCCGGCGCAAGTTCGATCTCGACAACCTGCTTGCGCGCATGAAAGCCGGCCTCGATGGACTCGCGGACGTGCTCGGCGTGGACGACAGCCGATGGAGCATCCGCATCGAGCGCTCTGACGAGCCCGTTCCCCCAGGTTTCGTTCTCGTTACCGTCACGCCCATCTCGCAGGAGCCTTTATGAACAAAATCTTCTCCATCTTGGTGGCCCGCAACGACATGCGACTCGTAGCCGCGCCAGATTGGGAAACGGCCATCAGAGCCGCGAGCATCGTGTACGGGGCCGACGCAATCTTGAGCGCAGCATTGGTCGGCAACCTGGACCTGGATGCCGAAGACCTAGCCACCGACGAAGGGGAGACGCTCCAATGACGCACATCAGGTATGGCGATCATCCTGCCGAGCTCGTGATTCGTTACGCAGTCTCCCCTTCCCAAGCGATCGAATCTGCGCGCCAAGAAGCCGAACGCCAGCAATACCTGCACGAGACGTTTTTCGGAAAAGCCACAGAAACGCCACAGGAGCAACGCAAGGAGGATGAGAGCATGGGATGTACCACCCAAGGCGAGAAAATCGATTCTAGGGCCGTTTCTGGGGGGGGAATGGGCATGTCGGAGCGTGAGATTCGGTCTTCCGATCAGGATGCCGGGAGTCTCCCGCCGGACGCGGGATCGCACGACCATAGGCTCCAAGACTTGATCCAGACAGCGCGCCTAAGCGACGTCGCTATAATCCGGGAGCACGACCGCCAGAAAGAGATCGACCGAGGCCAAGCCCTACGCGACGCCCTCTCCCTGATCATGGCCGAGCTTCCGGCGCTGCTGGAGGATCGGGAGAAGCTGCGGAAACTGCGGGAGGTGTTGGGATGAAAGAGTGTTGCGGGGTTTGCTTGTATTCAAATCGTGATATGGATCTTGATCTTCGTTGCTTGAGATTTCCTCCGCAAATAATTGGGCCAATACCCACTGCCGAGGAGTCACGAAACCAAAATAAGGGATATTGAGATTGAATCGGGACATGGCGTCTGCAAACGCATACCAGAATATGATACCCATGCGGTTCCGGTTAATGGTGGCATGTGGTATGCGGAGGTTATTTCTGACGATTGTTCTGACGTTGCTGCTCACATGCGTGGTGAAGAGGAATCGTGGATGCTTGAGCTGCATACGCTGCCAAAGTTTGGCTGCGTCGAGTTTCAAGAAAAATGACGCTTGAGAGTTGGGAGTACAGAGATCCGCTCGAAGTCGCCGAGCGCCGCGAGTCTCGGACATGCAAAGGCTGCGCATGGCTCACCGTCGTCAACTGCCTAGGATCTACGTTCGAGCGGTGCCAGGCACTCCCAGAGCGCACCGAGCTGAGACGTTGCAAGAAATACCATGCGCTTCCTGAGGCGCGATGAGTATTACTCCAGCACGGACGACGGGCAGTACCACATCTGCCGGGTTTTCATACGAAAACAGGAGTTTTTCGAGGCATGGAAAGGCAAGCGACGACTGGGGTTGGTGAAAGTCGACCAAGACCGGAGGGTAGCATGGCAGAAGGCAGTAGCGATGTGCGCGAAAGAATCCTCGAGTACCTGAGAGCAACTGACGGGAACACGATCAGAGAGGTGGCGGCATTCGCCAAAATCTGTCCTTCGCAAGCCCTGCGATGGCTGCACGCGCTCGAGGACGAGGGGAAGGTTGAGTTTCTGGTGATGAGGGGGTTATGGAGGCTATGTGCTCGAGATCTATAGCCTGCTGAACCCCAAGGTGAGCAGCTACGGCGATGCCAAGTGCGGCGTCCCGGAAATCACGCCCGAGATGGTAGCCGCGTGCCTTGGGCAGATTCCGATCACAGGGCCTTCACTCCTGGTGCGTACCATGTCCGGTGACGATACCTGCCGAGAACCGCTCACGACGGCGCTACGCAAGCACATGGCGCATCTCGCGTCTCTGAAACGGTGGAAGACGGGTCCCAAGTTCTGGGACTACTTCGAGGGGTTGGTTCGGGCGAGTGTCCACTTCTACGTCCTTCCAGACACCTGCAAACGCTGCAAGGGACGTGGGGAGATCGTTCGCATGAAAACGCGCGTCGAGAAGTGCGGGGTGTGCCAGGGCGCCGGACGAAAGGAGCCGAGGGAGGCGGACAAGGCAGCCTTCGCCGGCATACCGAGGGCAACGTGGGACGACACTTGGGCCGATCGCTACGCGCAGGCGCGAGACGTTCTTAGCGAGTGGGAAGACATGGCTGATCGGGCCACGAAGCGCATCTGGTGGAGGGAGATTTGACAACCCGTAATTTTTGGCCTACCGTTTTTCCAACGATGAGATACTACGCCCTGACTCCTACGAGCCGGGGCGTTTGCGCTTCTGGGGTCCGTTGATGGCAGCAAAACCACTGCCGAAAGCAACAAAAGACGCCATATTGACCGACTGGCGAATCGGGCAGTTAAGCATACGCCAGATCGCCGAAAAGCATGGCGTAAGCAGAGGCGCTGTTGGGAATATCTGCAAGGGAGTGGAGCAAGATGTGGCCCCCATCGTGGACGCTGGCGTCCAATATCGGCGGGCACTGCAAGCCCATGATGGACGCATTGTGGACGCGGTGGAGAAAACCGTGGACACCATTGTCTCGCGCCTGGAATGGCTCAATGAGCAAGCCCTGCGAAACGTCAAAGAGGCCATGGACGCAGAATGCGAAAACCAGTCGGACTTCCGTAGCCGTGCGCTCACGATCAACGCGGCAAAGGAAACCCTGGTAGGAAAGACGCCAGAGACGGCTATCCAGATCAACAACCAGAATGGCGGAGATCGCGTACAAGAAATTCGGAGAACCATCGTTGATCCTCGACATACCGACTCCGAGAGTATTCCTCCCGCTACTGAAACCGGCGAGATATAAGGGGGTACACGGAGGACGGGGCTCAGGGAAGAGCCACTTCTTCGCCGAGCACCTTATAGAGCGGTGCCTAACAGAAAAGATCGACGCGGTATGCCTGCGCGAAGTCCAGCGCACGCTCGACGAGTCGGTCAAAAAGCTGCTTGAGGAAAAAATCCAGCAGCTCGGCGTTGGGCATCTGTTTGAGGTGCAGCACAACCGCATCCTGACGCCGTATGGTGGACGGATCATCTTCGTCGGGATGCAGGACCAGAACGCCCAGAACATCAAGTCGCTGGAGGGCTTCCAGATCGCGTGGTTCGAGGAAGCGCAGACCATGAGCGCGAGGAGTCTTGAGCTTCTACGGCCCACGATCCGCGCGCCTGGATCGGAGCTCTGGTTCAGTTGGAACCCCGACAACGAAAGCGACCCGATTGATCAGTTCCTGCGCGGCCCAGAACGCCCCGATGACGCCATCGTCGTCGAGGCCAACTGGCGCGACAATCCCTGGTTCCCAGAAGAGTTGAACCAAGAGCGCCTGCTGGATCTGAAAGTCTTCCCGGGCCGCTACCGGCACATCTGGGAAGGAGACTACGGCATCGACGGGGATACGTTCTTCCCCATGGATATGCTGCTGGTGGACAAGCAGCCCGTGGATATCACCTGGCGGCCAGATTATCTGTTCGCCATCGTCGACACCGCCAACAAGGACGGGGCCAAGCACGACGGGAGCGCAATGGCCATCTGGGCCAAGAGCCGCGATCCGTTCATTCCTCTTGTGCTGATGGACTGGGATGTGGTCCAGATCAAGGCCAGCCTGCTCATTGAATGGCTGCCCAGCATCGACGCGCGGCTGGAGGAACTGGCTGACCAGTACAAGCCGCGCCACGGGAACGTTGGCACTTGGATCGAGGATGCGGCCAGCGGTATCCAGTTGCTACAAACGGCTGAGGCGCAAGGGCGGAATGTCCACTCCATCGATAGCAAGCTCACGGCGGCGGGCAAAGAGGGCCGCGCCATCGCGAGCAGCCCGTACATCGCCCGCGACATGGTGAAAATCAGCCGCTACGCCTTTGACAAGACGGTGAAGTACCGAGGCCAGACCAAGAACCACATGTGGGACCAGATCAGCCGATTCGCCATGGGGCAGGAGAAGAAGGATCACATGAAAGACCTGCTGGATTGCTTCATGTACGGCCCCCTGATCGCCCTCGGCAACGCGGACGGGTACTGACCGATGCCCTTCACGAACGGCGTAGACGAGGGAGGGACCGGCTACATCGGCATATCCGGCAGCGGCATGCCTTCGGAGTTGATGAAAATCCTGGAACAGGACGCCATCGACCCTGGCGCGGACATCGGCTACGAAGCGTGCAAGATCATCTACAGCTACCATCCCCTGGGGGCGCGGATGGTGGACAAGCCATTGCAGATGGCTATGAGCCAAGAGCGCGAGTTGGAGATCCCCGGCGCTCCCGAAGAAGTGCTCAAAAAGGCCTTCCGAAAGGAGTGGAAGCGAATCGGCGGCGTTGGTGCCGACAACATCATCTACCGAGCAGCGCAGCTTTCGTTCATCTACGGCATATCGACGCTATTCTGCAACGTGCTGCAGAAAGACGGCACAGCCGCCCCGCTTGAGAAGCCGCTCGACTACGACAACCTCTGGAAAGAGGATGTGTATTTCAACCTGTACGATCCGCTGGTGACGGCGGGATCGCTGGTTCTGAACCAAGACCCGCTCGCCGTCGACTACATGCACCCTAAGCAGGTGACGGTATCCGGCCAGCCGCTTGCGAACAGCAAGACTTTGGTGCTGATGCACGAGCAGCCGATCTGGATTCAGTGGACCAACAGCGCCTTCGGATTCGTTGGCCGCAGCGTTTACCAGCGGGCCTTCTTTCCGCTGAAATCGTTCGTCGTGTCCATGCTCGCGGACCAGATGGTGCAGGACAAGCTCGGCCTGCTCGTCTACAAGGCCAAAAGCCCGGGCAGCGTTCTGGACCGTGTAGCCACGGCGTTCAAGAACATGCAGCGCTCGGCTATTCAGGGCGCGCGCACCAACAATGTTCTGAGCATCGGCGAGTCCGAGGACTTGGCCAGCCTGAACCTTGAGCACGTCCACCAAGCAGGCGAGTACACGCGCCGCAATATCCTGGTGAACATCGCCACGGCTGCGGGACAGCCAGCGCAGTTCCTGACGCAGGAGACGCTGGCGGAGGGCTTTGGCGAGGGCACCGAGGATGCTAAGCAGATAGCCCAGTATATCGACCGGGTGCGCATCGAGATCAACCCGGCCTTTGAGTTTATGGACAACATAGTCCAGCGCCGAGCTTGGAATCCGGTGTTCTACCAGGAAGTGCAGCGCCTGTTCCCTGAGCGGTACGGGCGCGTACCTTACAAGGTGGCCTTTGAGGAATGGCAGGATGCTTGGTCGCCCAAGTGGCCCAACCTGCTCACCGAGCCCGACAGCGAAAAGGCCAAGACGTCCCAAGCCAAGCTGGACTCCGCGGTGAAGATCGCGCAGACCATCCTTGCCGCGCAACCTGGGCCAGAGACGAAGGGGGCGATCTGCGCGTGGTTGGCTGACGTGGCAAACGACGAGAAGGAGTTCTACAGCTCGCAACTCCTGATTGACGAGGACGCCATAGCCGAGTACGAGCCGGAAATGCCAGCGGAGGCCATGGGCGATGATCCCGAGATACCCAAGGAAGAAGCCGCCCGTGGGCATGGTTGACTTTTATCGGATCTTGGCCGCAGCACTGGACGAGTTTCGCCGCACAGGATACGACAGCCGCGACCGATTGAACTACTGGCTCGGACAGCTACGCATTGCGGCTAATCGCGTGCTGCCAAGCCCGGAGCAGTCTCGGCGCGCGGTTCAGGCCGCTCTCGGCAAGATGTACCGAGACGCCACGAGCAAAGCCGGTTTCCGGCGCGCCCACCCCGCTCTGACCCAGTACGCACTACAGCGCATGGGGCCGAAGCTCGCGCCGATCCTGGAGCGCCGCATTCTGGCCAGCGTCGACCTCATCAAGTTGCACCGGGAGCAGAGCATCGAAAAGGTGCTCCAGAGGTTCCAAGGGCTGGTGACCAGCATTCCCCCTGGAGGCACGCGCAGCGCCGGCGCGCGCAAAGAGAAAGCCGCCATCGGCAAATCGCTCCGGCAGATGAGCTTTGAAGAGCGCCGCGTGGTGATTGACCAGGGGCACAAGCTCGTGGCCAACGTGAACCAGACCATCGCCGAGGACAACAACGCGCTGGGGTTCTTCTGGAGGCACGTCCACCAAGCCAACTACGACGCCAGGCCGGAGCACGAGGCCCGTGACGGCCAGTTCTTCGCCCTGCGCGGCAACTGGGCTATCGAGGCCGGCCTGATGAAGCGCGGGCCGAACCCATACTCCGACGAGATCGACATGCCATCCGTGGCGCCTTACTGCCGATGCTGGGCCGTGTGGGTCTACAACATTCGCGATTTGCCAGAGGACTGCCTGACGGAGAAGGGTATGGCCCGCGCTAGGAAACGCGGTCATGAAGATGGATTCACGATATAGGAAGAGTCGCTTTTAGCAGCCTCTTGGCATATCTTTTTCGACGAAAAAAAGTCCACGAAATCATAAATCTGCGGCAAGTGAACGCGGCGATTGCCGGAAACTACCGTAACCAAGATTTTTGCCTTTGGTGAATCTAGCCGAGAAATATGGACGTGCGTGTGGTTCCCAAAGGTTCGGAGCATGTAAGCAGCAAGCGTCCCTGGAGTTCTCAAGATGGATCGCTGGTGAGCGGACGGAAGGGAGAGCGTGTTATAGCAAACCCTTGTCCCCCTTTCGCGCACATACCAAGGATGTGCAACAGCAGTTATCGGAGCCGCAAGTAACGGCAGGATGATAAGCAGGCATCGAGTGTTCATGCGGTTCTCCTGTAGCAGACCAAAGCAACGAAAAGGATAGCAAATGCCAGCCAAGTCCGCCGCCCAGGAACGCCTCATGGAGTGCGCTGCACACACAAAAGGCGGCTGCGGAGGAGTCCCGCAGGCGGTGGGCAAGGAGTTCGTGCGCGGGGATGCCATGGACGGCAACACCGAGATGGACATCGCCAAGGCCATCCGCGACGGGAAGATGGAAAGCCCTCAGCGTCTGGATCACGTCTGGCTGTTTGACTTGCGCGTGACCGGAACCGGCGTGGCTTACCGCGCAAGCCTCGACGAATGGGTCTATCGCCCCCCCGAGTTCTACTTGACCGATGAGTTCCTGGAGCGATGCCAAGGGCTGCCGGTCCTGTTCGACCATCCAGCCAAGGGCATGACCGACACCGAAGAATGGCGGCAGCGGGCCATAGGCGCCCTGATCCTGCCCTACATCCCGACGACGGACGACGAGCACCACGCCACTAACGAGGTGTGGGCCATCGCGCGGATCTACGACGACGACGCGGCAGAGCTGATGCTGCAGACCCACATCAGCACATCGCCAGCCGTCGAGTTTGGGAAAGATCAGCCGCTCAACTACGTCCGCACCGAAGACGGCGCCCGGATGCTCATCGAGGGCAAACCGGAGTACCTGGACCACTTGGCGATCTGCGAAGAGGGCGTATGGGACAAGCTGCAGAATCCGAGGGGCGTTGCGCAATAACCGAGCAATTCCCAGATGATTGACCTCAAGTTGAACCGAGAACATCGCGTAAAACAAAAGTAATTCAGACATTTACCGTTGTACCCACAAGGCTGCCGATTGGCGGCCTTTTTTGTTCCGCCAATCTGGAGAAATACCCATGACTGAAGCTGAAGAGAAGAAGCTGGAGGCCTCCGACCGGAAAGACCGGAAGGATGCCGAGCGCGATATGGGTGAAGACCCAATCGAGACCACTGAGGGCAAGCCGCGCAAGGATGCCAAGCGGCGCGACGGGCAGGACGAAGAAATACCTGCCTGGGCGGACGCCATCATGAAGCGCCTGGACGCCATCGAGCGCCGCGACCGCAAAGATGAGGACGAGAAACGCCCCATCGAAGCCGCCGACCGGAAGGACCGCAAGGATGGCGATGAGAAGGAGCACGACGCCGGCGAGCGTGCGGCTGGAGCCGAGGAAGAGAAGCGCAAGCTGGAGGACCGCAAGGATCGCCGCGATGAATCCGAAGCCAAGCGCGAGCGCGACTGGAAGGAAGGTGGCCACAAGGCCAACGAGGATCGCTGGGCCAAGGAGCGCAAAGATGAAGGCGACCACGACGAAGACACCGACCGCGAGGATCGTGCCCGTCGGGATGCGCAGGTCATGGCCGAGAACCGGCGCCTGGCCGCGAAGATCGCCGAAATGGAATCGCGCCTCAAGGCCGTCTACCGCGAGCCCTCCATTGAGGACCGCGAGGCTCTAGCCGAAGCCCGCAGCCGGGCCGATGTGCTGTACCAAGCCCTGGAAAACCGCCCGGCAAGCTCTCCGATCCCCGGCGAGTCGCCCATTGCCTACCGAAAGCGGCTCGTTGACGGGTTGCGCAAATACAGCGACCGCATGAAGGACGTGCGCGTCGACGCGCTGGCCGGTGAGGCATTCGCGGTCATCGAGGACCGCATCTACACGGATGCCGAAAAGGCCATCCGCTCCGACGCCATCATCCCGGCCAACACTCTCCGCCCCATCACCGTCAACGACCGCGGTCATTTCCGCACCGATTACGTCGGCGACTCCAGCGTGTGGACCGAGCCGTTCTCGGCGGGCGCCGTCCGCCGACTGAAGTTCATCAACCCCAAAGCCGCGCACTGAGGAGATAACCCATGAGCACCGTATCTTTCAACCCGGCTTTGATGACGCAGCCGCAGAATAGCTTCATCCTTCAAACCAACAACCGCTGGTTTCAGGGGCTCACCAAAGACGACTGGGCAAGCCGTGCATGGCTGCGCTCGGGCATCATCGGGGGCACCGTTTCCCTCTGGGGCGGCATTGCCGTTGCCGTCAATACACCATCGTCTCCCAGCAACAATCGGCAGGGCGACGAAATCGTCCCGGCCACGACCAGCCAGATCAACGGCTTCACGGTCTACGACCAGGGCATCAACGCCATCCAGACCCCGGGCAGCCAGGTGCCGACTTTCCCCACGGGCTTTAACGTCCCCTACTACCTGTTCGGTAGCAACGCCCGTGTCCCGGTGCCGTTGGCGTCTGGCGTGCTGGCGTCCCTCGAGAGCGCAGACATCTCCGGTACGTTCTACTGGGATACAGCCAACTACAACCTCACGCTGACCAGCTCTACGACCACCGTTCAGCTGCCGTCCAGCGTCCGTGTCCTGCAGGTCTCCGATAACTGCCGGATGATTCTCAACAACTCCGGCACGTTGTCGTGGAGCGATCCGAGCGACGCGGCCCTGATCGTCATTTAAGGAGGCGAGCCTACCATGAGTTACTTATTCCCCGCGCAGGCGAAAATCACGCCTTCTTTCTCCGAGCCGCAGCTGATCGTTCAGTACGCCCAGGCTTCCGGCTTCCAATCCACCATGGCCGACGGCAAGCTCCGGCAGCGCCTGTCCGCCGACGATCTGGCCGTGTACATAAACGCGCTGTACATCGCCACCGAGTCGCAGGCTTCTCAGTTCGGCGCCAACTGGCTGCCCAGCGTCGACCTGCAGGCCGAGTTCGAACAGGCTCTGACCTACCTGCTCCAGGTGCGCAACAACTACGACGCAGAGATGGAGCGTGCAGCGGCGCGCTACAACGTGTCCCTGCCCAATGCCATTGAGTTGGGCGGACGGCAGGCCATCTATCAGCAGCTGCGCTCCATGTACCTGTATGGCTACAACGCGGCCAACAACGAGGGCCTGCTCAACACGCAGGGCGCCACCGCCATCACGCTGCCTGCCGACAGCCTCGGCAATACCACGTTCAGCCAGTACAACCCCAACGATATGTACCAGCTGATTCTGAACCTAATCGTGAGCCTCAAGAGTCGGATGTATCAGTCGGGCGCGTCCATCGCCAACAAGATCCGCATCCTGAGCCCGCAGCGCGAGTTCCTGGCCTTGGAGTACGCCAGTATCGTGCAGGTGACAAGCTACCAACGGCCTGGCGGTGGCACCTCGACCGTGGGGCAAGCCATTCAGAAGGTGGCCGAGGAAGCGGGCGACGAGATCGAGTGGGGCTTCGACGACACGCTCATCGGCAAGGGCGCTGGCGGCACGGACATGATCATCATCACCATCCCCGAGATCGAAGTGCCGACCATGGGCGACCTGAACACCAACATCTTCGGCAAGCTCCAGCCCAGCACCGAGGCGGTCAACATGCAGTATTGCGACGTGGCCGCGCCCTACAAGGTCATCACGCCGATCCCGGACGGCGGATTCACGCAGGTGCTCAAGATGCGCGCAACCGCCGGGTGGAACGTGCGCCCACAGGGCATCACTCTCCTGAGCGCTCCCTACAACTGATCGCTGATAGCCACGACTGAGCCGCCTTCGGGCGGCTTTTTTCTTTGGAGGATCTCATGATCGTCGCCAATACATCCCGCCGAAACTGGGAAGTGCGTCACTACATCCGGGAAACCGGAAAGAACATCCTCATGGTCATCCCCATGGGGCACCAAGAAGAAATCAAACACCTGACTCCCAAAGAGCAGGAAGCATTCATCGCGCACCTGCGTCGCTTTGGCGCGCTGGAGCGCACGGAGGTCCACCAGAAGCACCAAGGCTTTGAGGGCTTGGTGTACTCGATGGACCGCCCTCTCCGCGAGGAAGAGTTCCGCGCCGGCAACGAGGAAGTGTTGGACGAAGCCCAGAGCCGGGCCGTCGTCGAGGCCACCCGCAGTGCCGTTGCTGGAGACATAGCGGTCACCAAGCAGACCCGAGGCAAGCGCCTGGTAGGCGACACCGAGGTGGCCATGGAGCAGGAAGAGCGTGGCAAGAACGGGCGTCGCGAGCAGATGCGCGTCACCGTCACCCCGACCGTCGCGCAGTCTGACCGGATTCCGCTGCAGTAATGGCCTTCACCGACCCGACGACGCCCAATCTGGCGGACTTCACCACATACGCCACCAACCAGGGCGTCGTCGCGTCCTACACCGCTTCGGATTCGGATTATTTCCAGTGGGCGTTCAACCGCGCTGTAGCACAGGCGCTGACAGCGCCGACCATTGTCGCCATCGAGTATGTCCTGGCGGTCTACAACCTCGGCACGGATCGGTTCGTCCGGCTGGCTATGGACGACGGCCAAGGCACGTTCTATTCCACGCAGCGGTCCAACTTCGACATCCTGGAGTTTAAGCCCGGCGTCGTCATGGCCTCGGGAGACAACTCCACGAGCCAGACGCTGGTCGTGCCGGACTACTACAAAGAGCTGCCCATGTGGGGCCAGGAGTTGCTCAAGACGCCTTGGGGTCGTGAGTACCTCGCCTACGCCCAGATGTACGGTCCCTATGTCGTTGGGGTGTCCTGATGCAAAAGCTCCATCTTGGCGTTGAGGATGTGGCCTACAGTGACCCAGATGCCAAGGGCGCTACAACCACCGGCCAAGTAGCAGACATCCTTGAGGACAAGTACCACGTCATGCGCGTATTCGCCGAGCTGCACGGACAAGAGATCGCCGACGCGCTGGCCAAGGATATGGCAAACAGCCTGGACGCCATGCTGAACAACGAGCGTATCAGCAAGATACCGCTGGCTGGGGCAATGGCCCAGATCGGTTCCGACTTCCGGGATTACCTGAGCGCCGACGAGTGGCAGAAAACCACGGGGCAGGCGATTGCCGCGGCGCAGAATGGAGTGTCGCATCGGTTCAAGAAGGTGAAGGGGAAGGCGCGCGGTCCCCGACCAGCATTCATTGACACCGGCCTTTACGCGGCCAGCTTCAAGGCTGAAATCTCGTGAGCATCGCCGCAGAAGCAACCGGCCAGCCAAACCAACTGACCACGGCGCTGCGTCAAGGTCTAGGCAACCTCAGCCGCGACCAGCAGCTGGCGTTCACGCAATACACTAAGCAGACCATCTCCGAGGATGGGTTCGTCTTTTGGGTGGCGACGGCGAAGACGCTCACGGCCAAGGGCAGCCTGCACTACAGCACCGACCGGAGCCAGGAAGAAGACCAGACCATCGGCATGAACTCGGTGATCTTCACGTCCGAGTCCGAGGTGTCTGAGTTGAACGCCATCAACCCGGGGACGCTCTGGATATGCCCATGGCAGACGCCAGACGGCACAACCATCCAGATCGCATTTAGCAGCCGTGGCGCGTACTACGAGCAGGCCGGCCTGTTCCACTATGCGGGTTTTGCGGTATTCCCGGCGCTGCAGTCGCAGCTGGTAGCCAGCGCTTCGGACCTTCCATCGGGGCCGATCGTCAGCAACAGCCTGCCGATCTTTCTGGGAGCTCCTTCCGGCTTTCAGGGAATGCCTATGTCGCAGGCTCCGACCATTACGCTGTACCCATCGTACCTGGTGAGCGAGAACATCGTGCCGCCCTACGGCGTGGTGCATATTGAGCCCGGCATGACCCAGGCCATCCAGATGATGCCGCGCTACCGCTGGAGCCAAAAAACCGGCACTGGACCCTACGATCTGCCCGACTCGCAGCTCATGCGTGACCGGGTGCGACTCACGCTGTATGGCCTGAACAACCAAGAGGCACGGCAATGGCTGAACGCTCTGATCCTGTACTCCGAATGGTCTGGCCTGTTTGGTTTCATGAGCAGCCCGGCCATCCAAGACGAAAAGCGCGTCCAGTCCGAAATCAAGGCCATCGCCATGAAAAAAACCATTGAGTTCACCGCCGATTACTACCAAGGCACGGCGGACGCCATTGCTCGCCAGCTCATTCTGTCGGCTTCCCTTTCCTACAACATCAGCGGGGTATAAACCATGGCTGCAACCTACCGAATGGGGCCTGCGGGCTCTCGGTCCGCGCTCAATATCACGGCGACCACCGTGATCCAGGCATCCGGCAACGGCTGGGTCTATGGCATCGAGGTCATCACGGCGCCGTCTGCCGCTGGCGGTGTGTACGACGCGGCAACCACGGCTGACGCCACCGCAGCCAACCAGATGGCCCAGATCGCCACGACCGACGTGCATATCAACCTGGGCGGCAAGCCCTTCTTCAACGGCCTGACGGTCAACCCCGGTACGGGCGGCGTCGTTGCTGTGTACTACGACCCGGCCTACATCACACCACCCCTGAACATCAGCTACTGACGAGGTAACGCCCCATGCAACAGTATCCCCTAAACCGCCCTCTCGGTGCCCAGATCAGCGCCGCCATTGACTCCAACGCCACGACCAAAATCAACAGCGGCAACAATACCGTGTTCTCCGGCATCCTCGTCGGCACGGCTGGCAGCGCGTGGAACGCCGAAATCTATAACGGCAACCCGTCCAGCGGCGGCACTCTGCTCACCACCATCAGCGCCGATGCCGTGGGCCCGGTGGCCTGTCCTCTCCTGGCGTGCCCCCAAGGGCTCTACGTCGTCACCAGCGGCACCACGGCGGGCAACCTGACCGTCTGCTACTACGCGTAAGGACAAGATCATGGCTACTTCGCAGCTATTGCGGATCGTCAGTGAAAATCTGACGGTCCAGTATCCTCCCGAGCCGTCGCAACTGCAGCAGTCCGGCGCGCTCATCTCGGTTGGCGGAACGACGCTTTCGACTGGCAGCTATCAGTACCTGAGCAATTCCGACGCCCTGTCCAGCATCGTCAGCAGCGCGGGCAATTACCAAGAGCTGAAAAACATGAACGCCACGTTCTTCGATCAGGGGAACTTGCAGGGCGTCTATGTGCTGGAACTGGGCGCCCAGAGCACCCCGCAGGACGGCATATCTGCGCTGCAGACATGGATCACCGCCAATCCCAAGGTGTTCTACGCCTTCTGCGTGCCCGACGACTGGGACACGCTGCCAGCTCCTGCAGAGCCCACCGTCACGGTCACAGCGGACACGAGCAGCACGCTGCCGAGCGGGACGTATTACACCCAGATCGCCTACATCAACAGCGACGGCACCATCGGTCAGCTTTCTGCCACGGTGACCAGCGACGTGTCTAGTTCGGATTCCGACTCTCTGGTGGTGACGAGCCCGTCGACGCTCACGGGTGCTACGGCCTACCTGGTGTACATGGGCACGTCCGAAAGCGATCTGTACCTGCAGAACGGCTCCAGCGGCACGGCCATCGGCACCAATTACACGCAGGCAGCGCCTATCTCCACCACGACGGGCACGAGCACCACGCTGGCGGACCTGGGCAACCAACTCAGCGGAAACACGGCCAAGACGTTCTTCTGCGTCAACACCAGCGTCACCAACTGCGCAGCATACGGGACGATGAGCGCGGATAGCGTCTGGAACGGATACAAGGCCATGATCGCCGTAGCGCCATCGCCCACCGCCCAGTCCGGCGAGTTCACCGCCGCAGCGTGGCTCTACAACGTCGTCGTCAACAACCCCAGCGCGACGGACAAATTGGCGCCTTTGCAGTACCGCTTCCTTTTCGGCGTTACTCCGTGGCCTGCTACCGGCTACCAGAACGACATCCAGACGCTCGCCAATTACGGCGCGAACTGGGTGGGCACCGGCGCGGAAGGCGGAATCGCTCAGAACTGCATCTTCAAAGGCACCACGTCCAGCCTCGTGCAGATCAGCGAGTGGTATGGCGTGGACTGGGCAGGCATCAACACCGACCAGGCGCTGGCGAACGCGGTCATCAACGGTAGCAACACGAACCCGCCTCTAGAGTACGATCAGCACGGCATCAACTATCTGGCAGAAGTAGCGCAGCAGAAGATCGACGACGCCATCACGTTTGGCTGCTTGCAGTCCGGCACCGTGAGCGCGACGCCTTTTGCCACCTACTACCAGCAAAACCCCGGCGACTATTCGGATGGAATCTACAACGGCATAAGCTGTTCCGCCGTGGGGCAAGCCGGATTCCTGAACCTCGTGTTCAATCTCAACGTCAGCGGCCTATAAGGGGGAATGAATCATGGCAACTGGTAATCCTCTCGTCCCGCAAGGCTTGCTGAACCGGGTCCGGGGCAGCGTCGTCATCCCGGCGTTTCCGAATCTCAACATCACTGCCGCCTATGTCGCCGAGGAAGGCATATCGCTCGACATCGACGACGACGGCACGGATCAGATCAAGACGATGACGGGCGTAGTGAACAGCCCGGCCCCTTACGTCTTGGCAACGGCCACGATTCACGTACTCAAGACGCAAGCCTTGGGCGAATCCTGGGCGCAGCAGTTTCAGAGCAACGGCCAGATCGGGCGCGTGGTCATTCACACCGACGCCAGCACCCTGAGCCAGTATCGCTTGCATAACTGCTCGCTCCTGAAGCCTCAGCCTGGCGCCCTGAACGGCAAGAACGCCTCCCTGATTCTCACCATTCGAGGCGTCTACAACACCAACGACTACATCTGGAGCTTGTAATAATGGATATTGACGGCAGCCTGAATGTCCTCGTGCCCATAGAGGATCCGGTGCAGGCGTTCTCGGCGCCACTTCCAGAATCGGTATTCAAGGCCAGCTACCGGGTGCTCGCCCGGGCCAACGAGGAAATCTTCGGGCGCGGCATGAAAGCGGCCCTGCTCACCGGCCCACGCACGGCGGCCCTGGCGATCGCCGACGCGGGCAAGCGCATCGCCGAGGAAGACGGCAAGGAAGGAGACTCCGGCGCATCGGCATTTCTGGCCGAGGTGAAGCGGCTGACGACGATCCTGGCGCCGACGGACGCGGGATTCGACATGCTGCCTGTGGATTCGGCTATCCAGGCTGGGAAGATCACCGCCGATGACTGGGGCGATGTGCTGGGTGCCCTCTGTTTTTTTACGCTCGGCTCGCAGTTCGAGACGAGGCGGGCGCGGGCCGGACTGCTGGACTTCCTGACTGGAGCCTTGAGCTGCTCGCTTACGCCGTTGAACTGCGAGGCTTTCGCGGATTCCTTGACGACATCGAAGCCGGAGCCTACGCCCAAGCCCAAAGCATCGTCGGTGCCTGTCTGAGGCAAGCGTCGAAGCGGCCAGAATTGCTGACGTTCGCCGCCAACGAATGCGGCATCGAGGGCGCGTACCAAGGGCCGCAGCAGTTCCGGTATCGGCACCTGCTGGATGAATTGAGGGGGATGCTTCATGGCGTTTAAGTCCGTGATAGACATCGACGTTCAAGACGAGAAGTTCTCCGAGTTCCTGACCAAGTTCGAGAAGTTCAGCAAGGACGCCAAGGACATTCCCGAGCCGTTCCAAAAGATGGACAAGAAGATCAGCGCGGCCCGAGACGGGTTCAGCAAACTTGGAGGCCATCTCAAGCGGCACATGCGCGAGAGCGCGGGGGCAACCAAGGACTTCACCGTCGAGCTGCACCACGCCGGGCAGCGCATGGCGACGCTCACGGCGCGCGTGAGCCAGGGCCGCAGCGAACTCTCCAAGATGGGCGAGACGGGGCGTAAGACCTTCGGCATCATCGCCCGCGCGGGCAAGGATTTGTTCTCAGCCATTCCGTTGATCGGTGGTGCTGCAGCTGGGGCAGGGTTGGCTGCAGTCGAGCTGTACCGGCACCAGAGCAACACCATACTAAACCGCTACAAGAACGCCAAGTTCTTGGGCATGACGCCGGGACAGGTCTCGGCCATCGACACGCAGTATCAGGGCGTGCTGGCGAACCCGGCGGCGTCTTTGGCGGCCATGCGCCAAGCGGAGTTCATGCCTTCCGCGCAGTCGTACTTCGCGCGCGCCATCGGACCCGGCTGGCAGAAAATGAGCCAGACGCAGTTGTTTGACGAAGCGTTGCGCAAAGCAAAGCACCTAGCTGATCACACGCGCACTAGTCTGCTTGGGGTCATGGATACCGTGCGCGGATTTCGTCCAATCGGTATCGGCGTAGAGAACCTAGCCATCCTCAAGCGCACGAGCTGGGCCACCCTCAACGCCGATATCGCCAACGCGCACAAGCAGGCCGCCGCCATGAACTTCTCGGCCAAGACGGGCCGCGACATGACGAAGCTCGCCATCACGATCTCGCAGAAGGAAGTGGAACTCAGCACGGACCTGAGCCGCACGCTGGCGAAGGGTGCGC